CAATCCTGAAACTAAAGAGGCTTGGAAGTATCCATTTGGGAAAAACGGGAATGTATATAGAAGTGGGCTAATTGCTATTAGGCAAAGAGCTGCGCAACAAGGAGAGAGGGATATTTTTGAAGCGGCAGGCAGGCTCTTAGAGCTAGTTGATGCAAAGAAGCAGACTGCAAAGGCCCTTGCCTTTAAAGCAGAAAACGATGTGCCAACAGATATTTTGCTTTTGCCCTTTGGAGAGGTGGAAACAACTAAGGGTAAATATATAGTTGATGAGAAAGCAGCAGCTTTGGTTTTGTCTATTTTTAGAGAGATTGGGAATGATATTGTGATTGATTATGAGCATCAAACATTAAAGGATGTACAAGCACCTGCGGCGGGCTGGATTAAGGATTTATATGTAGGGGAAGATGGCGTTCATGCAAAAGTTGAATGGACAGAAAGGGCAAAACAATATATTGCTAACAAAGAATATCGCTATTTTTCACCTGTAGTCTATGTTGATGAGGAGAGTGGACGGGCGATTTACATCCAAACAGTGGCCTTAACCAATCTTCCTGCCACCATAAATGCAAAACCTTTAATAAATAAACAAAAAGAGGAGGAAGCTATGAAAAAAATTTTGGAAATCCTGGGGGTATCGTCAGAAGACGAGGCATTAAAGGCTATTAAGGCCTATAAACAAAAGAAAGACGCTATTCCTAAAGAGATTCTGGAGCTGCTTGAGTTAAAAGAAGATGCTGGCATTTCTGAGGTGAAAGCATCCATTTTGGCATTTAAGCAGGGCATGAAGACAAGTAATGATTTGGCAAAAGAAGTCAAGGAGTTAAAAGAAAAACTTTTGACAAAAGACACTGAAGAGATAGTGGAGATGGCTTTAAAAGAGGGCAAGATTACACCTGCCCAGAAAGAGTGGGCCTTAGACTATGCCAAAAAGGACATTGAAGGGTTTAAGGTATATGTCCAGAAGGCACCTCAAATAGTGCCTGTTGGTGATGGCATAGCTAAACCAATTAAGCAGAATGTAGATGGTCTTGATGATGCAACCATTATGATTGCCAAGCAGATGGAAATAAGTGTTGATGATATAAAAAAATATGCCTTAAAGGAGGGATAAGATGAGTTTAAGCGCAGATAGAGACACACCGCAAATTTGCCCCTTTTATACGTTTCTGAGGCAATTGCCTGTTAAAGGAGGGGTGAAGATTTATGCCGGGGGCATGGTAGTCCTTGATGGCGGATATGTTAAACCGGCTGAGGAGGCTACGGGATTAGTTTGTATTGGACGGGCGGAGGAATATGTGGATAATAGCGACGGGAGTGATGGAGATGTATTTGTAAATGTGAGAAGGGGGATTTTTAGATATAAAAATTCTTCTTCTGATGATGAAATTACCAGGGCTGATATCGGGAGCGATTGCTATTTAGTTGACGATGAAACGGTAGCTAAGACAAATGGCAGTGGCACAAGGAGTGTGGCTGGCAAGGTGTTTGATGTGGATGATGAAGGCGTTTGGGTAGAATTTTATAAGTAGGAGGATAAAGATGATTATAAATCAGCAAACATTACAAGGCATTTATGTAAATTTTAAGACCATTTTTAATCAGCAGCTTGAAATTACAAAAACTTTTTGGGAACAGGTGGCAACCAGGGTGCCATCTACAACAAAAAGTAATGATTACAAATGGTTGGGGGCACTGCCTACACTGAGAGAATGGATTGGTGAAAGGCAGGTTAAAAATCTTTCGGCATTTTCTTATGAAGTTGTAAATAAGCCTTTTGAGGCAACTGTAGCGGTTGATCGAGATGATATTGAAGATGATAACATTGGCGTTTACAAACCAATTATTCAACAGCTAGCTAGTGCGGCTAAACAGCATCCAGATGAACTTGTTTTTACTTTGCTGAAAGAAGGGTTTAGCAGGAAGTGTTTTGATGGGAAGTCTTTTTTTAATGACAGCCATAAAATTGGCAAGACTACTTATAGCAACATACAGACTGGAAGTGGAGCGGCTTGGTTTCTGCTTGATACCACCAAGCCCGTGAAACCATTGATTATGCAGTTTAGACGGCAACCGGAGTTTGTGGCTCTTGATAGACCTACAGATTCAAATGTCTTTTTGCGAAAAGAATTTCTCTATGGCGTGGATTACAGAGGTAATGCTGGCTATGGCTTTTGGATGCAGGCATTTGGCAGTAAGGCAGAATTGACCTCAGATAATTTTAAAGACGCAAGAAAGGCAATGGAAAGTATAAAAAATGAACATGGCGTGCCCTTAAGAATTACACCAAATCTGATGGTAGTGGGGCCTTCTAATCGAGATGCGGCTGAAACCTTGCTTCATAGTCAGCAGATAAGCGGTTCTACTAATGTGCTGTATAAAGCAGTGGAGCTTTTAGTAGTACCATACCTTGATTAAAAAATTATGGTTTGAATAGGGGTTAGGGCAAAATAATACAAAAATGTAGAGGAAAAAATGGAAAAATAGAAACAGAAACGGCTCAGGAAAAAGAGGATGGGTGATTGTATATTCTTCTATCTGTTTTATTCCGACCCCCTGTTTATAACGTGTTTTGAACACCTTAGAAGCGATTTTTAAGAAGAGGTTAGGATGGGTATTTATATAACACAAGATGATCTTTTTAGTCAGATAAGTGAAGAGGAGTTGATAAGTTTAACAGATGATGAAGAACTTGGGTCTATCAATACGGAGCGGGTGAATGCCTGTATTAGTCAGGCAGAGGCTATTATAGATAGCTATCTCGGTGCCCGATATAAATTGCCTTTTGAGGTAGTCCCTGAAGTTCTTAAAAAGATAGCGGTTGATATGACGGTGTATTTTTTAGAGAGCAGACGCAGGGCGCCGACAGAGGAAAGAAGGCAAAATTATGAGGATGCTGTGAAGTTTTTGAAAGATATTGCTAAGGGTATAGCTTCTTTAGGTATATCTCAAGAGGTGGATGTGCCTCAAGAGAATAAACCAGAGATTACGGCTAATGAACGTATTTTCACTAGAGGAAGCTTAAAGGATTTTTAAATGTATATAGAAATTGAACCCAAAGGCCTAGAACGTGTACAAGGAATGTTAAGAAGGCTACAGGCAGGGTTTTCTGATTTAACACCTGTGATGCGTGAGATAGCGGAAGAGCTTTTAGCAAATTGGCAGCTTAAGTGGCGTGAAGAGAAAGACCCTTACGGTGAGCCCTGGAAACCACTTAAACCAAGCACTTTAAAAAGAAGAAGAAAAGGTAAGGGGTCGGGGCCAGTAGCACAGATTTTACGTAATACAGGTATAATGCAGAACAGCTTTACACCAAAAGCAGATAAAGAGAGTGCTAGAATTGGCACAAATGTGTTTTATGCACGGTTTCATCAGTTTGGGACTAAATATATGCCCATTAGAAGGCTTCTGCCAGATGAATATTTGCCAACTGAAGATGAGGAAGCAGTATTTGCTATTTTTAAAAAGCATTTACACAACTTGATGTCAGGCGGGAAGGTGTAATGCTGAATGAGTTTGAGCAAGCGATTGTAGATAAAATTAAGACAATAGCAGATTTCAGGACAGTCAAGGGATATGAAGGAGAATTTGCACGGCAAACTTATAAAGAAATACTGGGGCTTATGCCTTGTGCATTAGTAGTGTATGAGGGGGGAGATTTTGATAGACAAAATTTAATACTCAGAAGGCGGATGCGTTGGACAGTAATTGTGGCATGTGAGAGTTTCAGAAAGGATAAGGCTCGACAAGAAGTTTATACATTTTTAGAAGCAACTAAAGAGGCATTAAATGATGTGCGTTTCGCTGATTTTAAAATGACGCCTTTGAGTATTACCAGGGAAAGGCTACTGTATCATGATGAGCGCATAGTGGCCTTTGGGCAGGTATATGAGACAGAAGTAAGGGAGGAAGCCTAAATGTACTGGCTATAATAAATATTATGATGGAGGGATAAAAAATGGCAGGATTTTTAGGAAAAGGGCAAGTATATCTAGACAGAAATAAGCAGGGGAAATATTTGCCTGTTGGGAATGCTATTAAATTTGCTATAGATGAGTCAGATGCAGAAATCAAAGAAAGGATTTCCAGGCAGACAGATACTTATGGACAAGCCCTTGACAGGGTTGCTATCCCAAAACCTGCAAAAATCAGCATTGAAATGGATGATTTTAATGCAAACAATCTTGCAGCAGCATTGCGAGGAAACGTGGAGGAAGGGGCAGGCACAGGGAATGTTACAAGTGAGGAAGTAACTGCTAGTATTGGCAATTATGTGAAGCTTGCGCATAGTGGGCTTTCTAATGTGGTTGTGAAAGACAGCGGAGAAACGACAACTTATGTGGAAGGAACGGATTATGAGGTAAATACCAACGTTGGACTACTTAAGGCGCTCGAGGGTGGTAGCATAACAGACGAAGAAACATTAAGTGTTTCATATGATTATAATGAAGCTGGAATGAAGATTCTAGGTTCACAAAATGCAGAAATTAAAGGAGCCTTAATTCTTGATGGTATTAACCAGGTTAATGGTAAACCCTGCAGGGTTTATGTTCATGAGGCGAGGTTAAAAACAACCAAAGAAGTTGATTTTTTGGCAGATGATTTTGCCACTTTGGCACTTGAAGGCACTTTGCTTACTCCAGAAGGGAAGAATGAGCCATATTACATTGAATATGAGGAGTAATAGCCTATGTTCCCACGAAAAATAAAAACGCTTGAATTTGGTGGCAAAAAGATAGAAGTGCACGACCTCACGGTTGCAGAGGTGGAGGATATTTTGCAGAGGCTTAATAACACTTTTGTATGTCCACATGGTTTAGGGAAGGTCACTCCTGAACAATGTGAGGCAAACAGGAAAAGATCCAGGTTGGGAGAAATTGGACAGACAAAACCTATGCTCGAAGCGTGTAAAAATTGCACAGAGTGGGAGGCACTTTGTCAAGAAGTTTATAGAAAAGAAAGTGAAGTCAGTAGTATTAGCTTTCTATTCAAAGACTTGGATGAATACATCATAAAGCTAACGACAGGGCTTTCAGAAGAGGAAATCAAACAAATGCCTGAACATGTATTATCAAAAGTAAGGGAGGCTATAAGAGAGCTAAACCCTTTTTTTTCAAAAGCAGTAGACGAGCTTCTAGAGACTGCTCGCAAATTACAGGAAAAGACGCTGCAAAACAGTTAGCCCGGGCGGTCTGCCAGTTGATACTGGCAGGCCACACACAGGCTTGGCAATACCCTTTTCCTATTTTTTTAATGTCCTATGAAGAAACAATGAAACTTCTAAGAGAACAAAATGGCAAGCGCTAAACAAGTTTTAGAATTTGTAATCAAAGCCATACAAACAAAGCCAACCCTGTCAACTATTGCCAAAGAATCTCAACAAAACATCAAAAAGGCCCAGGAGCAAACCATATCTCTTAAAAAAGCTCTAAAAACCCTGGATGTTACCCCTGTTGCTACCCTTAAGAAAAAAACCGAGGAAATGGAAAGGGCTTTTGATAGACTGACGGCTGCGTATAAAAAAGGTGAAATAACTGCGAAAGACTACGCAGTTGCCCAGGCAAATCTTAAGGCGAAGATGCAAGAGTTACAAGGCTCAACAAAAACACTTTCAGGGACTTTTTCCCAGATTAAAAATCACTTGCTCGGCCTTGCGGCAGCTAGTTATTCTTTAGTGAAACTCTTTGGTGTTTATAGTGCATTTGAAACAAGGATGGCCGAGGTAAATACACTGCTCAATACTTCACAAGAAAATCTCAATAATTTGCGGAGGTCTATCCTTGATTTGACAACACAAATACCTCAAAGCGCCAGCCAATTGGCAAGTGCAGAGTATGACATAATTAGTGCTGGGGTAAAACTAAAAGATAGCGTGGAGGTCTTAAAACTATCAGCAAAAGCGGCAATTGCGGGTCTTACAGATACCAAAACAGCGGCTAAGGTGGGCGTTAGTGTTATCAATGCTTATGGAATGAGTATTGACCAGCTAGGTGATGTTTATGACACGCTTTTTATGACAGTAAAACAGGGTGTTACTACTTTTCCTGAACTTGCCCAATACATCGGAAAGGTTTTGCCTGTTGCCAAAAGTGCGAATGTAAACTTTTCAGCTCTCTCGGCTGCTATTGCTACTTTGACTAAAGCAGGTATCAAAACCCCAGAGGCGATAGAATATCTGCGTGGGGCTCTAACGGCTTTAGCTTCTCCAGGGGTCGAAGCGAAAAAAGTGATGGATGAGCTTGGGATTACATGGAAAGGGCTTATTCCAACCATTAAAGAGCTGGCTAAATATGCTGACCAGCCAGAACTGATGCGAAAACTTATCCCAGATGTGGGAGCAAGAACGGCTGTTTTGGCCCTTGCAGGGAATTTTAAAACTTTGACTGATACTGTTGGTGTGTTTCAAAACAGAGCAGGGGCAATGCCAGAGGCCTATAATAAAATGAAAGACACACCAGAAAATAAGCTAAAAATGTTTCAGAATCAGATAGAGAGGCTTGGGATTTCAATTGGTGAATTTATAGCCAATGCACTTTTGCCAGTTGTAACACAGATAAACAAGTTTATACAGGCGGTTGAACAAGTGGATGGTCCCACAAGGGCATACATAAAAACATTGATAGGGGCTGGAGCAGCCTTTGCTTTGTGGAAAGCAGGTCTTGGGTCTATAGTGACAGGGCTAGGGTCTCTTATTGTTCAATTACATACAACTATACCCTTAACTACTTTATTCACGACTAAATTAACATTAGCTAAAGCAGCTATGTTGGGTGTGTTCGGAGTTACGACGGCGCTGGCAGTTCATAAAGTATTAAAGCTGGCTAATGAAATGAAAAGTTTAAATGATGTCATGAAAGAAAATCAGAGTTTGGCCAATCACTATAAAGCACACGCAGAGAATTACAAAGAAGCAGCAAATGTGCAAATATTATCTCAAAAAGAAATATTAAATCTGACGGAAGGACAACGAAAAGCATATAAAAGAGAGCTTATAGAGGCTATGAAATACTACACATACAAGGCTAATGCGGCTGAGATGGAAGCCACAAAGGCAAAAAAAATATTAGGCATTCCTTTACCATTTCAGACAGAAAAAGCCAAAGAAGCACAAAAAAATGCAGAAAAGTATCAAGCAACTTTACAGAATATTGTAAAGGCCTTGCACCAAGTTAGGGACGTTGGTCATACAAGTGTTTTAGGAGTGAGCCGTTCAATGCAAGCCTTACACCCTGTCTATTTGCTTTCTATAGCCGATGCTCAGGCCTTAGGAAAGGAACTTCAGAAGGCATACAAGGACGCAAGTAAGGCGGCAGAGGAATGGAAAAACAAAGTAATTATGTATCAGGAGTTAATCAGGCGTGAAAATCAAAGCACTGAAGAATTAATTCGTTCCCTCAGACGTAAAACTATGTCTGAGGAAGAAGCCTGGTATGATAGAAGAAGAGAAGCAGAAGAAAATCTTGCAAAAGCAGAACAGGCCCTGCAT